GCGCGGTGCCGGCATTGGCCCGCAGAGTGGCGGCGCCACCAAGCAATGGCAGCGTCGTCGCTGTCGGCATAATCCGAAGCGTCAGAGAAGCGTAAAGTGTGGCGGTCCCGCCAACCAGGCCCAAGCTACTGTTTGCAGGCGCGAGCGACGCCTTGGCGGCTATATCGGTAGAGCCGCCGGTCAGGCCCAAGCTACTGTTTGCTGGCGCGGGTACCGCCCTAGCCGAAAGTGCCGCCGCGTCGCCTACCAAGCCCAGGCTGCTGTTTGTAAATACAAGCGACGCCCTGGCAGCGAGAACCGCCGCGCCGCCAACCAGGCCGAAGTTGCCATCTGCCAGCGCAAGCGCCGCCTTAGCCGCGAGATCCGTAGCGCCGCCTGCTAGGCCCAAGCTACTGTTTGCCGGCGCGAGCGCTGCCCTAGCCGCAAGATCCGTAGCGCCGCCGACCAGCGCAAGCGCGCCAGCCACGGGCGCTATAACAATTCCGCGCGAAACGACGCGCCCAAAACTGCCGATCGGGCGTGCGCCTAATGGTGAAAATCCGGTCATGTTAGCCCGGAGCGCCCAAGAATGTTTGGCCGTCCGCGATAGCCTGATTAATAGCAGACATATCCTCGTTAGCCCAAAAGTCCTTTGCAAGCATTATCTTAAGGTGCTGCACGTTGCGGCTAACACAATCTTTTTTAGCGTCTTGCGTGTCAACGACCATTTGATCGCCAGCGATAACGGCATTAATCAGCCAAACGCTGTCACCCATAGCCTTGTAATGCTGTGCGATCTGTTCCGGCGTTGGCGAATCCATGATGATTACTCCGGTTGCGTTGGCCAATTAACGGAATACGGGAAGTTTGGCTGTGCGGTTATGTCTCGCAAGGCTTGGCGATACGTTGCCCATGCCGCTTTTTGCGTGTTAGTCAGTGGCGCATCGTCAACTTGCGTCCAATCAGATGCGGCCAATTTCTCGTTTCGTTCGTAGCGCACCGCGCCGGCTTGCGCCTCAACCTGTTCCGGCGTTGGCTCGACAAGCTCCCAGCGTTCCTGCCACACGCCGTCCACCAGTTCGGGCGCAATGCGCTGCGCCACCATGCCAGTGGCCTCCGGCGGCGTCGTGTCCTGCACCGGGTAGCAATACCAGTCGCTGCCGTCGAAGCCTGCCATGTCACGCGGGAACGACGTGCCGGGGTTGGCGCGCGTCAGGTCAGTGAGCGTGTAGGGGTAGACCGGATCTTCACCCGGTACGGTCAGGATGTAGAACATCAGCCCTCCAACTGCTTGGCAATCACGTCGCGCATGATGATCTCTTTACGCTGCTCGACAATCGACGAGGCCAGCAAGTCAGCGAGACGGGCGCGGAAGTCTGCAATAGCCGCATCGTCCGCGTAGTTGGTGTCAATCTCCGCAATCGCCAGCGTGTAGTTGTCGATATTGATCTGATGCTGGAACACCTCGGCTTCACGGTGAGCGAGGGCGGGGGTGAGGATTTCGTGTCTGTTCATATTATATTGCTCCGAAGGTCACGCCGTATCCACTGCCTGTTGGCAGCGTGGCTGGATTAGAGAACTTGGTGCCGAAGCCCGATCCAGACCAAGGGTATGCGGTTATGTATGGGGACGTGGCGTGCGCTACAGCAATGGCAGCGCCGGATGGGGAGAAGGCTACGTCGTATCCAGTGCCAACCGGCAACGTTGCTGGATTAGCAAACTTTGTCCCAAAGCCGCTGCCACTCCACGGATAAGCCGTGACAAATGGGGACACGTCGTGCGCTACGGCAATAGCATCTCCAGAAGGAGAAAAGTCAACGCCCCAGCAAGTACTCGCTGGCCGCGTAGCGGGGTTAGAGAACTTGGTGCCGAAGCCCGATCCAGACCAAGGGTATGCGGTGATAAAAGGAGTGTTAAAATGCGCCACGGCAATAGCATCTCCAGAAGGAGAAAAGGCAACGCCGTATCCACTGCCTGTTGGCAGCGTAGCGGGGTTAGAGAACTTGGTGCCGAAGCCCGATCCAGACCAAGGGTATGCGGTTATGTATGGGGACGACCCGTCCGCCACGGCAATAGCATCTCCAGAAGGAGAAAAGGCAACGCCCGAGCCAGTAGACGCTGGCAGCGTAGCGGGGTTAGAAAACTTGGTGCCGAAGCCCGATCCAGACCAAGGGTATGCGGTTATGTATGGGGATGCCGAATGCGCTACAGCAATGGCAGCGCCGGATGGGGAGAAGGCTACGCCCGCGCCAGTAGACGTCGGTAGCGTAGCGGGGTTAGAGAACTTTGTCCCGAAGCCGCTGCCACTCCACGGATAGGCGGTTATGTATGGGGACGAGGCGTGCGCTACAGCAATGGCGTTACCTGTCGGAGTAAACGCGACTTCGTCGCCATATCCTGTCGGTATCGTAGCGGGGTTAGAGAACTTTGTCCCAAAGCCGCTGCCAGACCAAGGGTATGCGGTTATGAATGGGGGCGTGGTGTGCGAAACCGCTAAATACTGCGCCGCAGTTGGCGTCGGCGTGGCAGTTGCCCCTTTGAGTCTCTGTGACAGCATCAGGCGTCACCCACCCGAGCGCCGTAGATCGTCGTGCCGACTTTCCACAACACGATGACCGTATAGCCCGTAGTCGCCAGCGTCGGCGCACTGCCGCCGTTGGTTTCCCACACCACGCCAAGCGTCGTCCACGTCACCGTGTACGCTGTGCCGTCATCGATCATCAATGTGATCGACTGCCCTGCGGCCCAGTTCGCTTGCGTGGGAGTGCGGCTTGCGCCCAGCGTCCATGTCTGGATGCTGCCGTTGTTGGGATCAAGAACAGCGCCCGCAGCGTCAACGACAGCAAACACAGTCTCCGTGTAGCTCTTGAGAAACTTCACGTCGCCAAAGATGCGCGCCGAGGTGGTGCTGCTGTTGCCGATGGTGGTTTCGTTGCTTACGGTAGCTGACGAGGCGGCGGCGTTGTACCCAAGCAGGATGTTGTTGCTGCCTGTGGTAAGGTTATTTGTGCCGGAGTTGCCTGCGTTCGCGCCAAGAAGGGTGTTTTGCTGACCGGTCGTTACCGCTCGCCCGGCATTTTGCCCTGTCGCAGTATTTTGGCTGCCAGTTGTCAAAACATAAAAAGCATAGGCACCAACAGCACTGTTATTAGATACGGATGCATCGTAAAGCGCGCCATATCCAAAAGCAATGTTATCGTTGCCGGTAGTGGTATTTCGCATCGACTGAAAACCGAGCGTGCTGTTACGCGATCCGGTAGTATTACTAAGAAGCGATTGATTTCCAACTGCTGTATTACTATCACCTGTAGTATTTTCTTGTAATGCCGCATTACCAACAGCCGTGTTGGCGTCGGCAGTGTTTTTAGAAAGCGCGCTTTTCCCAAGAGCCGAGTTTTGCACTCCAATAGTGTTTAAGCCAAGTGCAGAATAACCTACTGCGGTGTTAAAATAGCCAGTTGTGTTGGCATCCAGCGCCAAAGAGCCGACTGACGTATTCTGAAAACCCGTCGTATTGTCCTTGCCGGCCTGATACCCGATAAACGTATTGTTAAGGCCAGTTGTATTCAGACCAGCCTCAAAACCCAGTGACGTTTCAAACGGCGTTGCGCTATCAGTAACGCCCAGCAACGAAGCGCCAGACGCAGCGCTTGTCCACGTTGTGCCGTTGCTGGTTAGGACGTTGCCATTGCTGCCGGGTGCAACAACCTGCACCGCAGTCGTGCCGTTGCCAAGAATGACATTGTTGGCCGTAAGCGTTGTCGCGCCAGTGCCACCGTTTGCCACCGCCACAGTGCCGGTCACGTCGTTGGCCAGATTAACCGCGTCATAGGGCGCGATTGCAAAAACCCGCTTTGTGCCAACAGCAAAGGAAACCCGCGCGCCTGTGCTGCTAGCTCGCAGCGTGCCGCGTGTCAGCGTGCCGCCGGTTGACCAAGCGCCATCAGTGGCTTCCCAATCACCCGAAGGCGCGCCCGATCCGTCGATTGCCTCAATGACATAGGTGACGGTATCGCCGTTAGCCACGGTTGCCGAAAATGCCGAAAAGCCCGTTTCGGCCCCGGCAAGAGTCAATGTCCCAGTGCCAACCGTAGTCGTCGTTTCGGACACACGGTAAGGGCGCACATAGGCCATTAGATCAGACCAGCGCCGACGCAGTAACGATGAACGCCGTACCGTCAACTGCGGCGCCGCTGTTGCTGGTCTGCGTTGGGGCCGTCGTGACGTAAAGCAATGTCGTTGCCGAGCAGAGCGCAACGTGATCGACAGTCTGCGATGCGTTCGCGGTCACGGACTTTGCGCCGACCGTAAGAATCCGATCAGTCGATCCAGTCTTAGCAAAATCGCCGCCGGCCATGACAATCGCCGCAGCGTGGCATTTGGTGCTGATCGCTGCCGCGCGGTTTGCGGGCTGGCCGTTGCAAAAGTAAAGTTCTGTTGCAGTCGCAATGACATCAAGCGGCGCGTCTTGCACCGCAAGGGCTGCGAATTTTGCCATGGGAAGGCACTCCTAAAAAAGGGCGGCGCTTTTACACGCCGCCCGATTGTTGCCGGTCGCTTACGAAGCGGCGTTGATGAACAGCTTCACGGCGTTGGCGTCGAGAAGGTTGCCGCCTGAGCGCAGCCAAGCGCAAAAGCCAACCTGACCCTTCAGGCCAAAAGCGCTGTCATCAAAGCGACGGGCGGTCATGCCCATTGCATCGCGAATGACAAACTTCGAAAAGTCGCCAAATGCGATCGACTTGGCGCTTGCTGCCATTGTCGCCATGTCCTGGTTGATGCTGATCGGATAGCCGAGCAGCGTATCAGGGGAGCCGCCGGGGTTGCCGGTTTCATAGCCAGGCGCAAAGATCGGGCGCGACTGACCGTCAACAACCTTGCGGATGTTGCGCACGCTGGTGTCGTTCATCATGAAACGAACGCCGCCGGCAGCGCGATAGGCCGGATCAACCGAATGAACCAGGTCAACGAGGCTGGCGTAGGTTACGGCAGTAACCTGCGTCGAAGCGTTCGCCGCAGTAACGCCGGTTGCTGCGCCCGTCACAACGCCGCGCGGCTGCGAAGACCCGCTGCCGGTGGTGAAGTGCGTGTTGGTGATGCGACCAAGCCGCGTAACCAGGATCTTGTTGATGTAGGACTCGATGTCGATGTTGCTGTCCTGCAACAGTTCAATCGGCACCGCGAACGACTTCGACGAGTACTTGTAGACCGGAACCGAGATGGTGCTGAATGAAGTATCGAGGACGGTGGCAGTTGCGTTTTCAGCAACAATTTCGCCAACTTCCGAAGTGGCATCAGCGGTCGAAAACGACAGCGGGTTGCCGGTGGCCGTCACCAGCACAGTGGCAACTTCGCGCATCCCGCCAAAAGCCTTGAGGCTTTCGATAAGGGCAGACGACGTATCGCTAGGGACAGAATAACCGCCTTCGCTTCCCGTGGTCGTGGACATTGTGTTGTAGAAGATGGCCTGCTCATCGGCATTAAGCGAGCGCTCGCCGTTCCGCAGCCACTTGGCAAACACAGCCGCGCCGACGTTGCCCTTGTCATGGCTGACACGCTCGGCAGCTTCGATGACGTTGCCGCGCATGGCTTCGTCGGCGACCTTGGCGTTGAGCGCGTTGACGTTCGCAATGCGCGCGTCAATGCTGTCCAGCTCGGCCATGCCAACGTCATAGATGGGCTGGTCGTTGGCAGCGTTCCACGTTTCCTTCGAAACCAGTTCGTTCAGCGTCTTTGCTTTAGCCGCGCGCTGTTCGCGGAGTGCCTGGATCGACATGATCAGGTTACCCTTTCGTCATAAAAAAAGCCCGCCGGATGGCGGGCCTGGTGTCTGCTTTCGCGCGCGAGCGCCTAGGCAGGAGTGCGGAGCTTCAGCGCTGCAATGCGCTGATATTGCTCGATCATTGTGCTGGCATCCGGCATCGCCGGCTTGCCATTTAGGTCATAAAAAAAGCCCGCCGGGTGGCGGGCTTGGTGTCTGCTTTTGCTTGCGAGCAACTAGGCAGGAGTGCGGAGCCGCAGCGCTGCAATGCGCTGGCGTTGCTCGTTCAGGGCGCTGGCATCCGGCATATCGGGTGCAGCGGGATCGTCGGGCGCTTCCGGGGCTTCCGGCGCGTCCTCAATTTCAATGGTGATGGTAACGCTCGTGTCCTGCACCGGGGGCTTGGCGTATGCGCTCAAGTCCCATTGCTTCATTGCCTTTGGTGCAATGGCACTCACCTCGTCGGCAAGCCCGGCTTCGATTGCCTGCTGCCCGGTAAGCCAAGTCTCAGCGGCCATAAGCGAGCTAAACATATCGGCGTTATTATCTTTGCCGCGTTTAGCTGCGGCATCGGCGTAGCTTTCCGCCAGTGTTGCGTCGATGCCTTCCAGCGTTGCGGCTTGCTTCATAAACTCATCAGCATTGCCAGCGGCGATAGTCCACGCCTTGTGGATCATCATCCGCGCGCCTTTCGCCATTTCGATTTTGTCGCCAGCAATAGCAATGATTGAGGCGGCGCTAGCGGCAAAGGAATCAACAACGCAAGTTACTTGACCGGGATATGCGGCGATAGCATTTGCCATCGCGATGCCCGCAAACACGTCTCCACCGGGGCTGTTGATGCGCACCGACACGTCGCCATTCATGGACGAAAGTGTCTGGTTGAACGTTTCAGCGTCAACGCCGCCAAGCCAGTCGGCATCGGCCTTAGACGACACAATGTGGTCATAGACAAAAAGGACGTTGCCTTCGGCGCGGAATTTTTCCCCCACGTCCTTGTTGGCGCGAAACAGATTGAGCAAGCGGTTAGGCTGCATTTTGCGCCCCCATATCTACAGGCCCTTGCGAGCCATCATCAACAACATCGCCACCGGGAACCGGCTTGAGGTTCTGCTTCCGGCGGACTTCATTCTGAGACATGAAGCCCTTGCGGCCCTGCCCACCAAGCGCCAGGTTGTAGCTTTCGAACAGCGACTTGGTGTCAGCCCGCTCAAGCTCGGTGGTGTCAAACTCGGCAAAGCGCGATGCCGTGCGGAAAAACTTACGATTAATCTCGTTGGTAAAGTGGTTTAGATGCTGCCGCAGCGTGTAGCGCACAAAGCCAACGCCCATCGCTTCAACGCCGCTTCCCCAGCTTGTGGTCTTTTCGCTGTGGCCAATCATAAACGGTGGCACGCGATAAACGCGGGCAACTTCCTCAACGGCAAACTGGCGCAGCGACAGCAGTTGCACGTCTTCGATCGGCATTGAGACAGTCTTAAATTCCAGGCCGGTTAAGATCATTGGCTTGCGCGAGTTACTGACGCCGCCGTGATTTTCGGCAATTTGCTGGCGCAAGTTTTCAATCTGTTCCGGCGAAAGTGTTGCGCCTTCCTTGTGCTGCAAAACGTAATCGGGCCGGGCGCTGTTGGCGAAAAACTGCGCATTGTATTGCTGCATAGCCAGCGCCGATGCGCCGATCATGCGAAGCTGATTCCGCAACGGCGATGGCGAACGAAAGCCATCAAAGCCGTCGCTCGGGATATGCAGCATATCGTCCTGGTCGAGAACGCGGCGCTCTTCGCCGGGCAAGCCTTCGACTTCGATCGCGTAAACCAGGCGTTTGGCAGTCGTTAGGTAAACGGTAACGCGGCGCGGGT